ACACAATTACTCTTGGTGCAAGTGGCGATACTATTGCTTTAGCATCAGGTGCCTCGCAAACAGGTTTCGGTAGAACTGGAACAGTAGATTGGGAAACAACTAAAAAAACTGGTACATTCACTGCAACATCTGGTGAAGGATATTTTTGTGATACTTCTTCAGGAAGTTTTACAGTCAATCTTCCTGCTGGTAGTGCTGGAGCAATAGTTTCACTTTCAGATTATACAAGAACTTTTCACACAAATAATTTATCAGTCGCTCCAAATGGATCAGAAAAAATAGGTGGAGTAGCCGCGAATGCAGTTTTAGAAATAGAGGGTCAAACAGCAACTTTTATTTATGTTGATTCAACAGAGGGTTGGATTAATACTCAACAAGCATCAGGCACTCTGACAGGAGCAACTTTTATAACAGCAAGTGTCAGTGGTTCTGGAAATACTTTAACTACTTCAGGAAATTACAAAATTGCAACATTTACAGGACCAGGAACTTTTACTGTTTGTTCAGTAGGTAATGCTGCTGGATCAAACTCAGTAGATTATTTAGTTGTCGCTGGTGGTGGAGGCGGTGGCGGTGGTAGCCCTAGTTGGGGTTCAGCTGGTGGAGGTGGTGCAGGAGGTTATAGAGAATCTTCAGGCAGTGTTTCTGGTTGTTATACAATAGGATTACCTGCCAATTCTTGTGTTCCTGCTATAACAGTAACAGCAACAGGTTATCCAATTACAGTTGGCGGTGGCGGCGCTGGATCAGCACCTCCCGGTGCTGCTAATAGAGGTACTCCTGGAGTTAATTCAACTTTTTCATCAATAACATCTGCTGGCGGTGGCGGCGGTGGTTCTCAAAATGGGGGCGTTCAAATGGGTATTAATGGTGGTTCTGGGGGAGGCGGTGCACAAGCCGATGATCCTAGTCCTTGTGGTGGTTATTCTTGCGGACAAACTGGTGCTACGGGAAATATACCATCTGTTAGTCCTCCACAAGGAAATGATGGTGGTGATGGAGCGCTTAGCCCACCAGGTGCAGCCCACGGCGGTGGTGGAGGCGGAGGCGCTGGAGCTGACGGAGGAACTTCGGTTAATCCAGGAGCTACAGGTGGAGCAGGTGGAACAGGAGCAACTTCAAGTATTAATGGCACACCTACAGCTAGAGGAGGCGGTGGAGGTGGAGCAGGAGCAACTACTGGAGGAGCTGGTGGAACTGGCGGTGGCGGTGCTGGTAGTGGAGGTGGTAGTGGAAAAGCAGCAGGAACTGCTAATACTGGCGGCGGTGGCGGCGGTGGCGGTGACGGAGCTAATGAAGGTGAAGCTGGTGGATCCGGTATAGTAATAATAAGGTATAGATTTCAATAGGTAAATTATGAGTGAAGTAAAAGTAAATAAAATTAGTCCAAGAACAAATTGTGGTACTGTCACATTAGGAGATAGTGGCGATTCGTTTGTCATTCCTTCTGGTGCAACAATAACAAACAATGGAACACAAACAGGTTTTGGTAGAGAGGGATCTGTTAATTGGCAAACTAGCTCAATTAAAACAGCAACCTTTACAGCAACAAGTGGTGAAGGATATTTTTGTAATACATCAGGAGGTGCTTTTACAGTAAACCTACCTGCTGGATCAGCAGGTGCAATAGTATCTGTTGCAGATTATACAAGAACTTTTTCAGATAATAATTTAACAATAGCAGCTAATGGTTCAGAATTAATTGGAGGTCAATCTGGTGATGCATTATTAAATGTTAATGGTCAATCAGCTACATTTGTTTATGTAGATGGCACAGAAGGTTGGATTAATGTTCAAGAAACTGAAACATCTCAAACAGGTTCTCCTCCTTTTATACAAGCAACTGGTGGTACAATAACAACTTGTGGAGATTATAAAATTCATACTTTTACTGGACCAGGAACTTTTACGGTTTGTGCTGTAGCAGGTGTATGTAGTGCAACAAGAAATTTAGTTTCACATTTGGTAGTAGCTGGTGGTGGAGGTGGAGGTTCTTCTTATAGATCAGGAGGAGGTGGAGCAGGTGGATATAGAGAAGTAGTAAGCCCAGGCGCACCTTATACAGGATCTCCATTAAATGGTTATCCAACTCCAGGAAATAGAGTAACAGTAACAGCACAAGCATATCCAATTCAAGTTGGAGGTGGCGGCGCAGGTGGTGGAGCTTGTACAGCTTGTAGTGGTATAAATGGAACACCTTCTATTTTTTCTACAATAACATCCGCTGGTGGTGGTGCAGGTGGAGAATATAATCCATCTAGTGGTCCAGCTTCAATAGGAAGTCCAGGAGGATCTGGTGGTGGTGGAGGCGGAGATAATTCCGGTCCATCTGCCAAAGGAACTGGTAATACACCTCCAACAACTCCTGCACAAGGAAATAATGGTGGTGATGGCTGTGTTTCTACTAATTCTTCAGGAGGCGGCGGTGGTGGCGCAGGAGCAGCAGGAACTCCTGGAGGCTCACCTGCTACAAGCAATGTAGGTGGAATAGGAACACCTACTAATATTGCTCCAGCATCAGGAACAACTGGACCAGCTCCAGGAAGATATTTTGCAGGTGGTGGAGGTGGTGGCCAATATGTAACTGTAGGTGGTGCTAATCCAGCAGGTGGTGCAGGTGGAGGTGGTGCAGGTGGAACAGAAAACTCACCAGGAAATTATGGTGGTGGAACAAGTGGCACAGCAAACACTGGAGGAGGAGGTGGTGGAAAAGCTGGAACAGCCTCTGCTAATACATCAGGAACTGGTGGTAGCGGAATTGTGGTAATAAGATACAAATATCAATAGTTGAATGATAATTAAAATTAATATATAAGGAGAAACATTATGGCACATTTTGCAAAATTAGGAGCTAACGGAAAAGTTATTCAAGTATTAACTTTGAATAATTCTGATATGCTTAATGCTGATGGTGTAGAAGATGAATCAGTAGGTCAACAATATTTAGAATTACACAATAATTGGCCTGCACAAATGTGGATTCAAACTTCTTACAATACAGCAGGTAACAAACATAAATCTGGTGATGATTCAAAAGCATTAAGAGGAAATTACGCGGGTATTGGTTTTGAGTGGGACGAAGATAATCAAATCTTTTGGCCTAAAAAACCATATGCTTCTTGGGTAAAAGACACAGCTAAAGCTCGTTGGAATTCACCAATCGGTGATGCTCCAGCATTAACAGCTGAACAAGAATCACAAAATACTGCTGGCACTCACAAATGGGATTATATTTGGAATGAATCCGGCCAGTCTTGGGACTTGACAGATTATAACGCATAATTTATATTTGGTGGTGGTATGCAGAAGAAAGTATTAACAGAGCAAGCTCTATATTATGGTGATGTCGATATGCCTAAAGATTGGGACATTGACCGAGATAAATTATCAGGCGACATTTTACAATCAGTAATTCAAAACAAACAATTTCCGTTTTCAAGAACTTGGGATATGTTGAATACATATATGCGAGATCATATTAATCTCGAGTATGATATCAATTTAGTTAACAAAGAAACGTGGGGAAATATATATAAACCCGGCGAGACTACAATTCCATTATTAAATATTGATCCAGTAGATCTTAGAAATTCTCCTGATTACACGTTTCTTTATGGAGTAAAAGTTAAAGATTGTAATGTTAGAATACATTATGAAGACAACAGGCGTAAAGGAAGATCTTGGGATATACCGCTGACTAATAATAAATTTATTATGTTTCCATCAACTAATATGTATTACATAACCAATAACCAGAAAGGCAGTTTGAATTTTATTCAAACAATAACTTATGAATATATCTAATTATTATTGGTATTTTAGTGGTGCATTAACCCCTAAATTTTGTGATGAAGTTATTAAATATGCTAACGCACAAAAAGAAACAATGGCAATTACTGGTGGTTATGGGAGAGAAAGAGATTTAAATAAAAAACCATTAAACAAAGAAGAAGTAAAAGATTTAAAAAGAAAAAGAAACTCCGATTTAGTTTGGCTAAGTGATACTTGGATATATAAAGAAATACACCCATACGTACACGAAGCTAACAAAAATGCTGGTTGGAACTTTGATTGGGAAAGATCTGAGTCTTGTCAATTTACAAAATATAAACACAACCAATATTATGATTGGCATTGTGATAGTTGGGATAAACCTTATGATCGAAAAGATAAAAATGATCCCGATCACGGTAAAATTCGAAAACTATCTATGACTTGTCAGTTAACAGATGGTTCAGAATATAAAGGTGGTGAATTAGAATTTGATTTTAGAAACTATGATCCACATATGCGAGATGAATCGAAACATAGAGTACAATGTAAAGAAATATTACCAAAAGGTTCTATCATTGTGTTCCCTAGTTTTGTGTGGCATAGAGTTAAACCAGTTACATCAGGTACAAGATATAGTCTTGTTGTATGGCATTTAGGTAAACCATTTAGATAATATGTATATAAATAATTATTTTAGCACTACAATTTGGTCAGAGGAAAAACCAGAATTTGTTAAGTCATTAAACAAAGCTAGTAATAAATATATAAAAGAAGCTAGAAACAGAGAAAAAAAATTTATTAAAGAAAATGGAGATTTTGGTAGATCATATCACTCAACACCACTTACAGCTGACAATGATTTTTTAGATTTTAGAAATTACATAGGTCAAAAATCATGGGAATATTTAGATCATCAAGGTTATGATATGAAAGAATACACAACTATGTTTAGTGAGTTGTGGGTACAAGAATTTGCTAAAAAAGGTGGTGGTCATCATTCAGCACACATACATTGGAATCAACATGTATCAGGTTTTTATTTTTTAAAGTGTTCTGATAAAACTTCTTATCCAATATTTCATGAACCAAAAACTGGTGCAAGATGCACTAAATTAAAAATGAAACCAGGTTTAAAAGGTGTCTGGGGTGGTCATGAAAATTTTCATATGCGACCTAATCCTGGCACATTAATTATATTTCCAGGATACTTGGAACACGAATATGCAGTAGATTTTGGTATTGAACCATTTAGATTTATACATTGGAATATACAAGCAGTGCCAAAAGGAATGGCTAAAGATGTTTAAAAAGAAAAAGTATACCATTATTCGTCAAGCGATATCAAAAGACTTAGCAGCTTTTGTTGCAAATTATTTTTGTATGCAAAAACAAGTTTATGATACATGTAGAAACAAAAGATACTTTTCACCATTTGAAACTATGATTGGATACTACGAAGGTAAAGATGAACAGATTCCAAATACTTATTCTTGTTATTCAGATATAGCAATGGAAACACTAATGTTAAAATGTCAGCCAGCTATGGAAAAGGCAACAGGATTAAAATTATATCCCGCTTATACCTATGCAAGAATTTATAAAAAAGGCGATATTCTCCATAGACACAAAGATAGATTTAGTTGTGAGATATCAACTACTATGAATCTAGGGGGAGACCCTTGGCCTATATATTTAAGCCCTAATGAAAATGTTGGGATACCTGATGGTAAGAAAATCACTGCTGAAAGCAAAGCTAAAGGTATTAAAGTAGATCTAAAACCAGGAGATATGCTGGTTTATTCTGGCTGTGAGCTAGAACATTGGAGAGAAAAATTCAAAGGCAAAGAATGCGTACAAGTTTTTCTGCAT